ACTGGATATCGTCAGATGGCAAAATCAATGAATAGATGGTTTGAAGAAACTATCGATATTATTACTATGCCAAGAAGAAATAGTGGAGGATATATGCCAATGGTTGATCCTGATGACTATATCATTTGGGAAACAATAGAAGATGTCAATTAAATCTCTTAAGACACCATTAAGATATCCTGGCGGCAAATCAAAAGCAATCAAAACATTATCAAAATGGTATCCTAAAACAATATCAGAATATCGTGAACCTTTTATAGGTGGTGGTTCAATTGCGATTGATGTGACTAAAACTAATCCAGATATACCAATTTGGATTAATGATCTCTATGTACCTTTATATAATTTCTGGGTACAGTTAAGAGATCGTGGTGAAGAATTATCTGAGAGAGTTAATGAAGAAAAACAAAAAACCTTAGATGAAGGTGATAAAGATAAAATAACTGCAAGTGCAAAAGCATTATTCAATAAGTACAAAGAAGAAATTGATACTTATGATGACTTTGAAAAAGCAGTAGCATTTTTTATAATGAACAAATGTAGTTTTTCTGGTCTCACAGAGAATAGTACATTTTCACAAACAGCATCTAATTCTAACTTCTCATTAGTTGGTGCTGATAAATTAAAAGAGTTTTCAAAGTTAATTAAACATTGGAAGATTACAAATATTGATTACTCAGAAGTTATGAGTGCAGATGGTTCTGATAGTACATTTGTATTCCTTGATCCTCCATATGATATTAAAGATTTTTTATATGGTAAGAATCGTGAAATGCATAAATCATTTGACCATAATTTATTTGCAGAGAATGTTTACAAATGCAAATATAACTTTATGATTACCTATAATGTTAATCACCGTTTGATGCAATTATATTCTAATTATGAATTGAATTTCTGGAATCTCAGATATTCAATGGCACATAGGGGAGAAAAGGGAACTGAGGATAATGTCAAACAAGAATTATTAATAACTAACTATAATATAAATCCAGTAACACCAATAGAAGAATTACTAACTACATGACAGAATTCATTCAAAGACATATCGGTATTACCGAAACAGAACAGACTCAAATGTTAAAAGATTTGGGTCTTTCTTCGTTAGACGAATTGATAAGACAAGTTGTTCCAGATTCAATTCTACTTCGTGGAGATGATAATTTACCAGAACCC